GATAGGCGGAATTTATATGCATATAAGGATCCGTTGTTGTCCTACCTGTATAATGTTGATACATACCAGGAACCACTGTTGTGACTGTTGTACCAGTTGGTGTTGTTGTTGTACCAGTAACGGTATCAAACGTAACTTCATAATAAGTTGAGCTATGTTTTACAATATCACCTTTATAATAAACCACACCGTTTGTCCAAATATTTTCTTTCTGGTATGGTATAATCCAATTAGATGCCGCACCGTACAAAGCATTATTTGGTTTTGTTGTTGCGGTATTTTTTGAATAACCGTAATATTTGGCTTGTTCAATTGTTAAATATTTACCAGATTCATCATAATAATCGGTAATACCAGCTGTAGACATTGATATTGTATCTCCAGTAAATTTAAAATAGCATGTATGTGGTTTTGGTATTGGGCATAAGAAGTCTACGTCAGCTGCTAAATGTGCATGCCCAAAAGATATTGCCTCAATGTAATAATTTCTTTCATCAATTGATGTCGCATCCAATGGAACGCCATCCAATTTTAGATCTATAATTTTATTTGTTGATCCAAAATAACCGCTGTTATAGAATGTTAAATAACCAGTTGTTGATGTAATTGAGCTAGAGTGGTTAACAATACCCGACCCACCACCTTCACTCACTAAAGTTGTTCCAGCTGTTGTTTTACCGTCATGTATCGTTAAATCATCCCCAGTATTTGTTGTAAAAGTTATTTGGTATGTACCAGGACCTTCTGGTAATTTAACAACATGAGTGTTACCCACAATAGGGTCTGGTGTTAATAATATGGTATTTGAATCTTTAAATGTTAATGTTTTTGCATCAGCATCAAAAGGTATGTACTCATATACCATCTCACCATTAACCGTTAATGAATCAGGGGTATGCTTCTGCATTAAAACCAAATCAGTTATTTCAACATCATTCGGAAAATTCCTCATATTCCAAATTGTAAAATAATTTGTTGTAAACGTTAAATCTTTTGAGTATGTTCTCGTTGTACCGCTAAGACCACTAATACCATCTAATTGTGTACCACTTATATAACCATCATAGATAAGTAAATCATCTAAACCTTCTAATGTGAATGTCACCTTATATGTACCAGGGCCATTTGGTAATGTTATCGTATCCGTATCATAACCAGCGTCTAATAAAACATAACTCTTTCTAAACTCTGGATAGGTATTAATCTGAATTGGATTAATGAATAGAGTGTTGGTATTTAATCTATATAATTTATTGTCATATGTGATAAAAGTACCATTTTTTTGCGTTTCAGTAAGTGGTATAACAAATAAATCGGATATGTAACAATCAGAACCGTAGTTAAGATCATTATAAAACGATAGTGAGCTTGTACCAGCTGTTACTACTGAACTATAAGTAAGCGTAGAACCTGAGGTGTATGGTAAATTAGCCAATAACGGGCTACCGTTATTTGGACCATTATAAACAACAAGATCATCGTTGCTCGTGTATTTAAATGTAAGTAAATAATCACCTGATCCAGGTAATGTAATTTGTTTACTAACTGGGTAATAATTAGGCCCCACGGTGTTATCACCTATACCAAATGATGGTACGTTACCTTTATTTACATTTCCGTAATATAACAAATCGTTACCAAAATCTAAGCCATCTTCCCATTTATATATTTGTACATCTGAATTACAAGCATCTTCTATACCATAGTAAAAACCGAAATATTCATTAATAGTCGGATCGTATCCAATGTAGTTTTTACCTTTAAAACCTTCAAATGTAAATGTTGAGGATTCCCCAACAATTGGTAATTTATTGGTACCAATTGGATTAAATGGGTTTGTTAAACCTTGGTTAACAGGTCTTTTTGCTAATTCCTGAAATTCAGAACCATCTGTACCTAACCAACTAACGCTATTGTTTAAACCATGTTTATAGATAAATTTATTATCCATAAACTTAGAGTTCTGTATTTTCTTACCCGCATTTAATATTGTTGTTGCTGGTGTAAATTGTTGAACTAATTTTACCCAAGATGAGTCAAAATAACTTAAGAATTCTAAATCTTTTGTGTTTGTCATTGGTGACGAAACGGAATTTAGATAGTCGTAATATATTTTTGTTAGCGTTGGGTATGTTTTAATTGTTTTTCTGTTATCTGGCTTGATGTAATTATCAAGTGATTTTTGTAAAAACTGGTTAAAAGTTAAATCACCACCATTAATTGTTGGTACAAAAGCGAAGTTTAAATCACTATTAATATCAACAGCATTTCTATTGTAATATCTATAAACAGATAGATCAAATATCTTATCTGAAGCTAAATAAACCTCTAATTCCTTAGAGTTAATAACTAATTTAGAGTGTGGTTCATAGTATTCAGTATACCCAACAGAGTCTTCTGATAACCTTAAAACCTCTTCAGTGCTATAAACCCAAGATTTTACGTTATCGGTATATCTATCAACCGTAAACATACTCACACCACCTCTTTTTTCAAAAGCTTGTATGTACTGTTTACCGAAATCATATGGTCCGAAATTTTTACCGTCATTTGTTGTTGTAAACCCACTTTCTTGGTACCTAACATCATGCGGTACTGTTGGATAACCATCTTTATCAAAAGGTAATAATGTTAGTAACGTTTCATCTGAATAAGCCCCACGGTATATTTCAAAGGATTTGTCTGTGAAGTTAACTGGGTTTCTCGCAATGTATACCTTTTCATCTATTTCAAAAATAGAATCTGGTAAACCAACTAAATTTAAAATAAACTCAATTGATTTTCTGGTTCCCTTTGATTTCCACAGATAATAAGCGTTTATAAAGATTCTTCTCCATAGCTCAATGTCAATTTCAGCTGGAGTTAACCCAGGTTCAACATTAAGATCCTTAATGTTGAATAGGGATTCGATGATAGTGTTCTCATCCTCAACATTATAGGTCTCAAAACCCAACATGTTACCAAAATTTTTAACCAACAAATCTGGAATGTTCTCAATTTTGTCATAAGTTAAATTTGTCATGAAGGTTATACCATCAATGTATTTTCTTATGTTATCGAAATTCCTACCAATGAGACTAAACATTAGATTTATTTTTCTATCATCGGTGTCAAACTCCTTTAAAGAATCTGTTGTTAAAAATCTGGTAATCAGATTTGTTTTTGTTGCATCAAAATCATCCGATATCTGATTTAATTTTGTCAAATAAGCATCAAAATCTGTTGTAAAAATATCGATGTTAGTTTCATCTAATTGTGGGAATACCAGGTGTTCTTCTGTGTTTAATCTTGCACCAGAATCTGTTACTTTTGTATACCTAATAACCGATGAATAAACTTTTAGATCATAGTTATAATCCATCAAAAATTTACCCATGTCGGATAAACTATTTTGGAATTCATCGAATTTTTCTAACGAAGGTTTTAACCAGAATGTTGTGTTAACCGTTTGGTTATTATTAACCACACTACCAAATGGGTTACCCTGTACAACCAAATATATACCATTATCGGTATCAGTTTGTGAACTAGGTAATGTTACATTTAATATTTTATATTCTGTGTCATTAAAATAAACAACAAAGTCGCTATAGCGTTTAGAAAAGTTCCTAACTGGATTTATATTTTCTTCGTCAGTAATAGTTGTACCAGTTGCTGTAAATTCAACGCCAAAAGGGTTATCAATGTTATTTAAGTTTATCTTAAATTCAGAGGTATCTTTGTTACTGTTGTAACTATAATCTGTTACTGTTGGTGATAACAAACCCAAAACATTTAATTTGATTGATGCTGGGTATTTTTGTGATATCTCAACAATAGTATTTTTAACCGTTTCTTTTAGTGGTGAATATAAAACATAATTTTCAAGTTTTTTCTTATCAAAAAGAATGGTTACTGTTAAATTGTTTTCAATCTTAGCGTTAATAGATTCAACTAAATTAGTTGATGACTGTGTATTCCTGTTTGGGTTTAGGTTATTAATCGATTGAGCTGTGTATGATCTTGTTTCAGGACTAATATTTGCGGTTTTACCCTCAACTGGTCTTTGTGAAACACTTGTATTAATCGAAAAATTACCTAAAGTAAAGAATGGGTCACCAGAAATCTCATTATTATTGTTTGCAAATTGCAA